CGGGTCAGTGCTTCAGTCTCGGGCACGGTGGAACCTTTCGGGGGGGTGGTTACTGCGGAACGGAACGCGGAAATTTTGGCGTCGGTGTACGCCGGATTCGGGACTAGGGAGAATTCGCGGGCGATGGCTTCGGTAATGTGCACCACGCCGTCTTCGTCCTCGCGCCATGCCTTCGGGACAAAGCCAATGGACAGCGAATCAATGGCGCCATCCTTCAGCAGCGTCCACGCGTCGCGGCCTAGCGCGGTGTCGGAAATTTTGCCGGTGACTTCATAGCCGGCCGTGGTGTCTCTGCCGGCGATGGCGCGGCCGATCACTTCGCCATGACGCCAGTAAATTTTGGCGTCGTCGTTGGTGATGGCTCCGGGGTCAAAGGCTTCGCGGTAGCCGTAGCCGGTGTCATAGATTTCGCCGTAGGGAACGCCGATGCCGGTGAACTCTCGGGCTTCGCCTTCGCCGGTGGCTCGGATGGCCACCGAACGCACCAGCAAGCCGGCTTCGTTGGTCAGGTCTTCAAGTTTCATGCTGCGGTGTCCTTTGCGGTGGCGGGGGCCGGCGGGGCAGCGGCGCGGCGTGCGCGTTGCTCGGCGGTGAATGGGGCCATGCCTTCGATGGCGCGCACTTCGTCGTCGTCCAGGAATCCGGCGCGTAGGCCGATTTCGTGGCCTTCGTAGCGGGTCTTCGTGTCGGTCCGAAGCAGGGCTTCAAAGTTGAACCGCACGTCTTGGCCGCGCACCGTCAGGGACGTCAAGGCTTCTTCGATCTTGCGCAAGTAGCCCATGAGGGTAAACCGGACAAACGCTATCCAGTCCTGTTCAACGTTGCTGTAGGTCATGGCCGAACCCTCGACGGCGGCAAGCATCAGCGACGCCGGGGTGCCGAACAACCGGGCAAGTTGGGTGGTGGTGAATTGCTGGGATTCCAGCCATTGGGCGTCGGCCGGCTTCAGCATCAGCGGTTCATAGCTCGTGCCTTTGCCAAGTACCTTCAGGCCGGCGCCGTCTTCGGTGTTGTACCACGCGGCGCGGTATTGCTTGGCGTCGTCGGCCGTCAATACCTGTTCGGAGGTCAGCACGCCGGATGGAATCTTGCCTTCGGAAAACCAGAGGGCCGCGTAGTCGCGCAATTCCAGGGCGCCGCGTAGCTCGATCTGCGCCGCTTGAATCGGGCCTAGGCCGGTCAGCCGGCCGGGTAGCTTCAAAAGCGTCATGTGCTTGATGCGGTCGGCGCCGTAGGTGTCGCCGCGGTAGTGGTAGCTGATGGCGTCGGTTTTGGAATCCTTGGCCACGCGGACTTCGTGCGGGTTCAGCGGCGTCACGTCCAGCACTGCGCCGGCGGGGCCGTGGTTTTCCAGCCAGTAGGCGTTGCCGGATACCACCAGGGATAGCACCGTCTGTTCAATAAAGTCGCTGCGGGACATGTCAAGGCAGGGCTTTTTCATCAGGCTTGGCACTTGGGCGTCGGGCAACCGTAGGCCGTTGCTCTCCACTTGGTAGCTGATCTGACTTGCCGACGTCGCCAGAATTTGAATGGCGCGGTAGACGGTGGACAGGCTAACGGCGCGCTCGGCGGTAACGGCGGCGCCGGCGTCGGAACGGGCCGGGGGGATGATGCCGGGTAGCTGGCCATCGGCGTTCGGCACGCTCTCGCGCAAGGCGGCGAGGGCAGCGGCAACGCGGTTCAGAATCGGCATGCCATGAACAATGCGGCCGGTTATGACGCTGCGGCAAGTCTTCCATGCCGTTGTGTCATGTTGCGCGCGGTTGCGCGCGGTTGCGCGCCGGCCGGCTTGACAATGAACCTTGACGCCTAAGTGCCGTCAAGATACGTTGTCGGTATGTTCTTTGATGCGGAATCCTACGCCCATGACGCCGGCAACGAAGCAACCAATCTGGCCAGGAAATACGCCGGCGGCGACACGTGGCACGACTACGGGGCCACCGCCGGCATTGCCGCGCTGGCCGCTATGCGCGACGTGATAGACGCCGCGCTGCGGCAGGAAGTCGCCGGCGCTCGGGAACTCGATTGGGCCACTGATGCGCCGGCGGCGTCATGGTCCGAAATTGGCGCCGCGCTCGGGGTCAGCAAGCAAGCCGCGGCGGCGCGCTACGGCAAAAAGCCGGCCTAGAAAATCTGGATGCCGGCTATCTCTGGCATGTGGTCGATTCCCCAGGTGCCCAGCGTCGCGGCTTCAAGCGCGCTGATGGAACCCACCGACGCACGCCGGCCCCAGCACCACGCGCCGTCGCCTACGCTGCGCTTGGCGGCAAGCTCGGCGGCTTCGTCCAGGGCAACATGGGGCCGGTAGTGCCAGATAGGCGCCCAGCCGGCCGGCGCGTTCCGTGGCGGGACAATGCCGGCGTAGACGGCTTGGCATGCCGCGGACACCGAAGACGTCTTGACGGGGATAAGGGGAATGCCGGCGCGCTCTACTTTGTCGGCGAGGTCAGCGCTCGGGCCGTAGGTGTCGATCACGAACGGCGCGCCATGCTTGGCGTGCAGTTCTTTGATGCGTTCCAATGCCCAGCCGGTGCCGCTGCGGTGGTCCACTACTTCGGTGATTTTGCGGCCGTCAGCAAGGCCGGTGGCCGTTATGGTGGTGTCCATGCCGTCCATGGCCACCGCTGCGGCAAAGCAGATGGCGCCGGCCGGCAGCGGGGCCGCGGTCGCTGCGGCCTTCCAGTCGGCTTCAGGCATGACGCGTTCGGTGGCGCCGGTCTTGCGGTTGCCATAGGCGCGCTTGAATTCCGATAGTCCCAATTCGTCCAGCCACGCGCGTAGGTCTTCCAGTTCAAACAGGTAGCCGGCGCCGGGGTGCGCGGCGTAGACGGCGGCAAGCCACGCGTCAACGCTCGCGGCGTCGTTCAGGTCCGGGTCTTCCAAGTTGGGATCTATGCCGAAGTCAAAAAAGCAGGTGCCGGCCGGGGTTGCTTGCCGGCACTCGGTCAGGGTGTCGTTCAGGAACGCCGATTCCAAGGTGCCTTCGGTGGACATAACCCACAGTTGGGGCCGCTGGCCGGTGATCTTGCGCCGGGTGGTGGTGGTCGGGACAATGGCGCCTTTGAGCGCGTTTGCCTGAACCGCGCTGAAGTACCACGCTTCGTCAATCGTGTTTTTGTCACTCTGCTTTGAGTGCAGCGAATCGGCCGTGGGCGGGTGCGGCCGGATGGTGGAACCGTTCAGGAACGTCAAGGCTTGCGTGCCGTTGGCAAGCCGGATTTTGGCCAGCTTTTGAATGGGGGATTTGCTGAACAGTTCAGTCATTTCCTTCCACTTATCCGAAGCATGCTGGCCGGTTTGGGCGGTGTACCACACGCGGCGCTTCGGCCCCATCAGACAATTTTGAATGTCGTTGGCAAGGTCAAGGGTGGTCTTGCCGGCTTGGCGCTGGACGGTCACGACGGCGCGGCCGTAGATGAAAACCCCGTCTTCGTCCACTTCGCCGGCGACGTCGGCCACGTAGCGTTGCCAGGGCAACAGCGGTTGGCCTAGGGCCGCTGCGGCTGCGGCCGTGTGGTGGCCGTAGGTCGCGCGGGTGAAGTCACGCGGCGTCGCTTGCCGTGGCGGGACTAGGCCGGGGTAGTGCTGCGCCATCAGCGCTTGGTAGGACGGGCTTGGATGCAAAGGCATTCATGAACTCTTTCAGGTCAGCCGGCAAGCTCTCGTTGTCGGTGGCTTCGTCGTCTACGGGGTCCAGCAGGTCCAGGGTGGCCACCAGTTGGGCGGACTCGTGGGCCACCGCTCGGCCCTTCATGTTGCCGCGGTGGATGTTGCGTGCAAGCTCCATGGCCGTCTGCGCCAGGAACATTCTTGACGGCGTGATGCCGCGTACCTGCTTTATCGCTTCAATGCTGTCAAAGACAGATTTTTCTATGGCACTTAGGCCGTAGCCGGCCGAATTTCGGGCCGGCTCGGGTGGCTCAAACAGGGCCGGCGCGTCGGTGTTTTCGTGCATAGTTTCTCACTCTAGCTTTTTTTTATTTGTCGGGGTGGGGAGAGAAGGCAGG